GGCTGTGTCAGATGGATATTAAAGCTGTAGTTAGTGGCACTACACAGCACACTGAAACTTTGACTTTCCAAGTGATTGACGGGGTAACAGCATAATGGCAAATCTTGTTTTTAAATTTAGTTGGGATCACCGGCCATTCCCGTATAACTCGGCTCAGGGAAAACGGCAATTCATGCTGCCATTCGCTTCAGGCATTCCTAATCTGGCACCAAACTTTTCGCAGGTCCAAGGTACTGCTGCAGTCTCTCAAGGTGGTACTGGGGCGACAACTGCACTAGATGCTCGAAATAATCTCGGAGCAGCAGAAAAAGGGGTGAATAGTGACATTACAGAGCTAAAAGGATTAACCAAGGCTATTGCAATTTCTCAAGGTGGTACCGGTGCAACAACTCCATCCGATGCTCGAACTAACTTAGGGCTTGGTAGTGCCGCGACTAGAAATGTTGGTACTACAGCTGGTAATTTGATAGAAGTTGGCGGTTTTGGAATTGGTGGAGTAGGCCAAACTTTTGAAAGAAAAATGATTACGGGAGTAAACCTAGATTCTGTCGTTAGCTATGTATTGTTATTTCCTTATTCTGTCGGAAGCTCACCCAATCGAAACATGTTTGGTGAGCTAGTGTTTTCGAGGGGTGATTCAGGCTCAGCAAATCAACATTCGAGAACTTTAGTATCAATTCAGCAAGCATATGATCGTGTTACAGCTCGGTTTATTAGTATTGGTGTAACAACTCATATTTCAGGTATGGCTGTAGTTAAATATCAAAATGTAGACTATGTTGCCATTCGAAGAACAGCAAGTTCTTCAACATCGGCATTTAGATATTTTTCCGGTATTTCCAATATTACATCTGATAATTATTTAGTTACTGTTCATACAGATGACGTTGTTATTGTCAGTGAGATACCTGTTGTAATTGAGCAGCTAAGAACATCTGCGAATACTTCTGTGGATTCCAACGGTTTCATAAAAGCAGCATCACCAGTAGTTAAGCTATTTAACGACCATATCGAGCTCAATAATGATGCAGAAAAGCAGCCTATTGAATTTAAGAAAGTCGATGTAGGCGACTATTTACTTAAAGGCTCTTTAGGCTTTGCTCAAGAAGGTTGGTATATCGAAGTACCTAAAGACGCAAACGGCAACACAATCGTTGCAGTAGTGTATGACACCCTAGAAAATGGTGACATCTCAATTAAAACTTACAAGCGTAAGTTTGATTTTGAACTTGCTGCTGTTGTGGCAGATCACGAGAACCCAATGGACATTCCAGAAGGCCGCTGGATTGATATCCGTCTGCATGAAGAACCTGAACCAGAACCTGAGGTTGAAGAAACTTTGAGTGAAACACCAGTGGATTTCCAGCCTACTAACTTATCTCAGGCAGTTGCTGCAGCCATGAATGGCGTGGAACCGCCAGAAATCTCAGACACAGACGAAACACTTTAATAACCCGCTTAAAAAGCGGGTTTTTTATTGCCTAAATTTTGGAGAACCATAAATGAGTTCAGGCGCAAAAATTCGATTATATGCTTGTGAAGAAGCAGTTTTAGGAACAACTCCAGCAAACCCGATCTGGTACACAGTTCGCCGTGTAAGTGATGGTTTATCTGAAAATGTTTCTACTGAAGAAAGCAGTGAAGTGGTTGATTCACGTTTTCGCCAAGGTGGGGTAGTTACTGAAGCAGAAGTAGCAGGTCAGTTAGAGTTTGAATTATCACTTGGTACCTTTGATTTGTTCTTAAGTGCTTTAGCATTCAATAACTGGGCGACAAACAGCTTAACAATTGGCGGTGCTGTTCGAAAATCATTAACGTTAGTTAAAGTTTTTGAAGATATTGGGCAGGTGTTTATTTACCGTGGAGTTCAGGTCAATTCTGGTGAAATTACTATCCAGACTACAGGAAAGATCACTGGTAACTTTGGTCTTGTAGGTAGCTCATTTACTAGACAGCAAGTCAACCCTGTTGTAAATCCGATTGCAGCTTCAACACGTCCACTGGTCAGTATGCCAAACGTGGAAAACTTGCTTGTAAACGGCCAGTCAATTCAAGGCAAAGCATGTCTACAGTCTTTGACCATTTCTATTAACAATAACCTTGAAGCAATCCGTTGTATCGGATCTGGTAAATACACTCCAGAGTTTTATTTAGAGAAGATGATGGATATCGAAGCGAATGCTTCATTCATGTTCTCGGCCACAGCTGCTGGTTGGATTGATGCAATCAAAACCCGTGATGTGTTTACACTGACCTTCGACATCAGAGACAGCAAAGGAAGTAAATATTCGTTCAACTTCCCGCAATTGGAAGTCATGGAAGCCAATCACCCGGATGGTGGTGGTGATGACATCATTACTGTAGATATCAACTTTGCCCAAGTTCGTACAGCGCCAACAATTGTACGTGCTCTTGTGTAATCAACTTATTCAGTAACAAAGCCTATGGAATCCCATGGGCTTTTTTATTTCTAAAATTTCAGAGGTTGTTATGGCTTTAAAAGTCGGAATTATTAAAAGCTCGGACGTATCAAAATGGTGCGAATACAAAGGTGCTGATGGAGAGGTACAGGCAGAATTTAAAGTCCGTGGTATCGCTTATAAGCCTTTTCAGGTAGCTATTGAACGAGCAGGAAATCAGATCTCGTCTAAAGGCTATGATGTGATGGTCAAAGATGAAAATGCCAAGCTTTACCATGAATTGTTAATGGATGCTTGCGCCGCCCACTTAATCGAAGACTGGAAAGGTGTGGTATTTGCCGAAATCGTAGACGGTAAAACGGTTGAATCTGAAAAGCCCTATACACCTGAGAATGCCTCAAAGCTTCTTAATCTTGGTGATATTGGTATTTCAATCTGGCTATTCATTAAAGAACAGGCTCAGAAGATTCAGGAAGAAGCCGACAAGGACAAGGCTTTAATTCTGGGAAAGTCATCGAGCTCTACAAATACCAAAAAACGTATGCGTCGAAAACGCCGCACGAAATCGAACAAATCAAGTTCTTAGGTGGCCGTATTCCTGATCCGCCAGAATATTCGTATGCGGCTGACTCTATTCTTTCGGCATTTAGTACTATTGCCAGATCCAGACGGTATGAGCAGGGCATCCCGTTATCTTTAGATCAGCAGGCAATCAATGTCTATGCAGAGCATAATGATTTGCCAGTGGCTGCTCATATTTTTAATGACTGTATTTTTGCATTGGATAACTTGTTTTTAGATGAAGCCCATAAAAAAATAAATTCCAAGTCCTCAAAAAAGTAACCCTAGAGTTATTTACATATAATAACTCTAGGGTTATTATTATCTCATCAAGTTAATAAGGGATTGGTGTGAAAAGTCTGGATTTAATCAAAATGATTGAAGCAGATGGTTGGTATGAGGTTAGGGTTTCAGGAAGTCATCATCACTTTAAACACCCAACCAAAAAGGGGTTAGTTACAATCCCACATCCTAAAAAGGATTTACCAAACGGAACTGTTAAAAGCATTTTGAAACAAGCGGGTCTAAATTGACCCGCTGTTTCCCGACTTTAAATACTATATCCCTTACAACTAATCATAACGCAGTGGGCGATATGTTTATGCCAAGGGCATGGAGTGTTGAGATGTTATATCCAATTGCAATTGAACGAGGATCAGATACTGAGGCATTTGGTGTCACTGTTCCTGATATTCCAGGTTGTTTTAGTGCTGGTGACACACTTGAAGAAGCTATTGAGAATGTTAAAGAAGCTATTTCAGGCCATTTAGAAATATTGGCTGAAGATGGTGAGGAAATCCCATTAGCTTCCGAACTAGTTAAATTTGTCGATGATCCTGAATATAAAGGAATGATCTGGGCGGTTACCGAAGTTGATGTTAGTCGTTATCTGGGTAAACCAGAAAAAATCAATGTTACTTTACCAAGCCGTTTGATTCGTAAAATTGATGAGAATGTAGGTAAAGGTAAGAGATATACTACTCGATCGGCTTTCTTGGCTGCTGGTGCTGAAAAACTTTTACATGCATAGCCTGATTTAAAAGACCACCTTCGGGTGGTTTTTTTATGCCCTAACTGTTAAATTTTACTCATTATTAAAATGGGTATTTTCATGAAAAAGATTATTTTTTTAAGTTTAATATTAGGTTTAGCAGGGTGTATGTCTACTGCTAATTTTTTTGAAGTGCAAGCCACCTCTGTTCAGAATAGCGGTTATTGGACCGGACAATATGATCGATTAGTAGGAACATTAAAGTTAAATGCCGATGGAACTGGTGTTATTTGTCAGGATGGAATGGGAACAGCGAGAGTAATGTCTGTTAAAAAATCAAAAGATAAACTCTATTCACAGGATGGCAGCTTCTGGAAAGTGCAAGACGAAACACTCAGCTCTATGAAATTAAATTATGCAATTGGTGGTGGTTATGATATGAAAAAAGATGATGATTTATCTTTGGCAACACCGGCATGTAAAGAAAAATTGAAATGAATTCAAAATGATTTGTTAAAAACTTGACTTAGATCAGGTTTTTTATTTTTGATTAATGACCGCCTTTATGGCGGTTTTTTATTGCCTAGAGGAAAAGTAAGATGGCACAAGAATCCCGTTTGGTCATTGTTATTGATTCGCAAAATGCTGAACGTAATGCGCGTAATCTAGGCAATGAACTTGTTAGCATTGAACGTAAAGGTGAATTTGCATCTAAGTCTATGGACAGCTTGTCTGTAGCCACCAGAGCTTTAGCTGGACACATGGCTGGTTTATTAACAGTAGGTTCAGCCATTTCAAAGATGGATACATATACTGGATTACAAAATCGCCTTAAGTTAGTCACTAACAATCAAGCTGAGTTAAACAAGGCTACGGAAGACACTTTCCGAATTGCTCAAAAAACCTATTCAGCTTGGGATTCTGTGTTACAGGTTTACCAGCGCTTTAGTGATAATGCAAAGACTTTAAATCTAACGATGGATGACACTGCTCGACTAACTGAAACAGTATCAAAAGCAGTTGCGATCAGTGGTGCAAGTGCAGAAGCAGCTGATGCAGCTTTAGTTCAATTCGGGCAGGCTTTGGCTAGTGGAACGTTGCGTGGAGAAGAACTTAATTCTGTAATGGAGCAAACCCCAGCACTAGCAAAGGCTATTGCTAAAG